TGAATTATTTGCGGATGGTGCGCTGTTCGATGCGTTTTTCGAACGTGCCGCAAATGACCCGGTCGACGTAGATGCCCGGGGTGTGGATCTGCGTCGGGTCGAGTTCGCCGGGCTCGACGATTTCCTCGACTTCGACCACGGTGATCTTGCCGGCGGTCGCGGCCAGCGGGTTGAAATTCTGCGCGGTGTGACGGTAAACGACGTTACCGAAATGGTCGGCCTTCCAGCCTTTGACGATGGCGAAGTCGCCGGTGATGGACTCTTCCATCAGGTATTTGCGCCCCTTGAACTCACGCACTTCCTTGCCTTCAGCAACCGGGGTGCCAACGCCAGTGGCGGTGAAGAACGCCGGAATGCCGGCGCCGCCCGCGCGCATTTTTTCGGCGAGGGTGCCTTGCGGGGTAAGGATGACTTCGATCTCGCCCTTGAGCAGTTGCTCTTCAAACAACTTGTTCTCGCCGACGTAGGAAGCGATGACTTTGCTGATCTGGCGGTCGGTGAGCAGCACGCCAAGGCCGAAACCATCAACGCCGCAGTTGTTGGAAACGACGGTGAGATCACGGGTGCCCTTGCGCTTGATCTCGGCGATCAGGTTTTCCGGAATGCCACACAGGCCGAAACCGCCGGCGATAACGGTCATGCCGTCTTCCAGCCCGGCCATCGCTTCCTCGTAGGAATACACACGCTTGTCGAAACCTGCCATAGGCACCTCTTTTATTATTTGCGGGCGGCTGGCTAGCCGAATGACTGGAGTGTCTCTCTGCGGAATATATTTGTTAAGTTGATTTTTGCGGTTGATTGATTGATAAAGCTCACTAATACGCGTTCGGCGATGATCGTTCCCACGCTCCGCGTGGGAATGCCTCCTGGGACGCTCCGCGTCCAGTGACGCGGAGCGTCACGGGCTGCATTCCCACGCAGGAGCGTGGGAACGATCAGGGCCATCGCATCACGGCTTGCAGCTTGACGCTTGCAGCTTGCAACTGGAGCAAAGCGACCATGACCATCAAACAGATCCGGGCCTTTCTCGCCGTGGCTCACAGCCTCAGTTTTGCTGTTGCCTGCGAGCGTCTGCACCTGTCGCAGTCAGCGCTCAGCCTGACCATCAAAGCGCTGGAAGAGGGCTTGGGCGGGCGCTTGTTCAGCCGCAATACGCGCAATGTGGCGCTCACCCCGGAAGGCGAGTCCCTGCTGCCGCTGGCGCGCCGCTTGATCGCCGATTGGGACAACGCCGAAGACGAGATGCGCCAGCGTTTCAGCCTGCAACGCGGACGCGTGACGCTGGCGGCGATGCCGTCATTTGCCGGCAATCTGCTGCCGCCGATTCTCAAGAGCTTCCGCGCGCGTTATCCGAACGTCAACGTCACGGTCAACGACGTGATCAACGAGCAAGTGCTGGAAATGGTCCGCGATCGTCAGGTTGAACTCGGTGTGGCGTTCGCGCCGATGCAGAGCACATCGATGACGTTCACGCCGCTGTATGTCGATCGCTTTGTCGCCGTGGTGCCGGCCGATTCAGCGCTGGCCGGTCGCGCCGACATCGATTGGCAGACCTTGCTAAAGGAACCATTCATCACCCTGCAGCGGCCATCGACCGTGCGGGTCATGCTCGAAGAGCATTTGCAGGCGCGCGGAATGAAGTTGCCGGTGGAGTTCGAGAGCCATCAATTGGCGACCGTCGGGCGAATGGTTGCCAGCGGGCTTGGGGTCAGCGCGGTGCCGGCATTGTGCGCGGGGCAGATGCGCGAGCTCGGTGCGCATTGCCTGACCTTGAATGATTCTGTCGAACGGGCGATTGGCGTGTTGACCGAGCCGGGCAATGAGCTGTCGGCGGCGGCGCAGGCGTTGTTCGAGATTCTCAAGGCTGAAGATTTGCTGATGCCGCGCGCATAAAACCATGACCATTGCGCGCGGTATTTGGGGTTTGGTTCTTTTGCACGGGGTGCAACGGAATTGCAGGATGGTAGCGGGATTTTGATCCCGCTGTGGGGTTAGTGGGCTTTGATTAGTTTTTCGGCGATCCATTGCGCGATTTGCGGGACGACGGCGTTTCCGGCAGCGAAAGCTTCTGCAAGGTTGGACGCATCCAGTCCGAGGCAAAGCCCATCATCGTCAGACGTTCGCTGCCGCTCAACCATCTGATGCCATCCGTTCGGGTGAGCGACGAAAGTGGTACAGCCCATAGCGATCTGGGAGCCGGCTTTGTTTGCCAATAGAGTATTGGCAGCCCATGCATCCGCGGGCCGTGGCCAGGGTTGCGATTGAGACGCTGGAGGTATTGCGTCCACTGGCGCGGCGTCAGCCAGCAGCTCGATGGGGGGCATTCGGTGATGACCGGCGACCAGGAATATTCGGCGACGTTGCTGGGGGACTCCGAAATATTGAGCATTAAGCACTCGCCAGCATCCCACATACCCGCTGTCCGCAAGGGCCCGGATGACTGTTTGAAAGTCTCGGCTATCGTTGATAGCGAGCAAGTTAACGACGTTCTCAAGGACCACCCAGCGAGGTTGTGTTTCTTTGAGGATGCGTATGACTTCCCAAAACAGGCCGCTGCGCTGGCCTTGCAGGCCTCGGGTGTGTTGGTTGCCGGGGCGGCTGCCGGCGTTGCTGATGTCTTGGCAGGGAAAGCCTGCGGTGATGACGTCGACGGATTGCAGGTTGTGGGCGCCGCAGTGGCGCACGTCTTCGTGTTGGGTGGCATGCGGAAATCGATCGGCAAGGACAGCCCGGTTGGTGGGGTTGAGTTCCACTTGCCAGGCGGTGCGGTAGCCTGCTTTTTCGAATCCTTCATCAAAACCTCCTATGCCTGCGAACAGGCTTCCAATGGTGGGCTGGGGCACGTCTGCGCTCTTGTGGGCAGATGCTCAGGGCATTCGGATAGGAGGCTCGGGGCCTTCAGGTGATTGAGTGTCCGGCAGCGCGGGCACTTGATTTGCAGTTCGGTGAAGCTTTGGGCGGCGGCGAGTTTGCGGTGGCATTGGCCACAGCGGATGTCTTGCATACGTTTATATCCCTCTGGCTGTGCGCCGACGCTGGTCATTAATCTTGGGGGCGCTGATGACCCACTCCCGCTTATCACCATTGAATGGTTACGCGCCCGTCCGCGCCATCTGGTGCTGCACTTGCGCCGCGGCCTCCGCCGCCGTGTCCTGGCGTCACGGGTTTGCGCGGATCGTCCCATGAGGCGCCCGACTCACCGCCTCCGCCAGCGCCACCTATGAATCCAGTGTTTTTAGAGCCGCCAACCGGGTGGCCTGCTGTGCCGATACACTCATTTTCGTCCCCGCCATGACCAATGCCGCCATGAGGCGCCTTACCGTCGAGCCGCCCACCTAGTCCTGCCGTGGCGTACACAAAATTCCCGAAAAAAGACGCGCCGCCCGCGCCTCCGATAGTGTCCATTTCGGTCGCCCCTTTACCACCGGCCCCAACGGTTATTTCCACCGTGGTCACGCCTCGTAGGTCGACGAGTTTTCTAGCGATGCCGCCGCCCGAGCCGCCAGAGGGGCCGGGTAAAGTGATTGATCGCGCGCCACCGCCGCCGGCTCCAATAACGACAACCCAGGCTTGGGTTACGCCTGAAGGGACCTTCCAGGTATATATCTCGGGTTCAGAAAAGACCGCGCAACCGCGGAACGGGAACAGGCTGGCGAGGTGTTTGGGCGTCACGGTTGTACCGGTTTCGGTACCCGCTTTGACCGCTGCGTGAGTTGCGATGCGCGCTATCCCGGCGGCTTTTTCGGTGGCCTGAACGACTTTGTCGGCGATGATTTTCAGTGATTCGAATTTGCCTTTGAGCCACACCGTGCGGTTGGTTAATTGCTTAATGGGCAAATTGGTCACGCCCTCGGGACCGCCGACGACGGGGTCGGAGGTTTCGATCTGGTAGACGCCGGGCGTCCATTGGTTGGCTTCGGGTAGGTCGGCCATTAGCTGCTTCCGTGGTTGTATTGGCCGTCGTAACGGGCGACTGCGTTGTAGCGGATGGCGACGGCTTGGTAGTCGAGTGAGATCAGCCGGCAGCGCGCCGGGGCGACGGACAGGAGGACGCGGCGCAGGAGCACCGCTTGATCGTTGGTGATGCTGCGTTTGAGGATGACGCGGTATAACGGCCAGAGGGTTGGCGGGCTCGGCTGGTTGTCGGCTTGTGTTTGCGGCCCTTCTTGCAGGGTGACTTCGCCGAAGCCGAGCAAGCGAATGACTTCGCGGATCGCCCACGGGGTGCCCTTGAAACGGTGCAATTCAATGGCGTTTTTGATGAGGTTGCGCTTGGCTTGCTCGGACTCGGCCAACTGCCACGCGGCTTCATCGAGCAGTGAAAACTGGTCGGCCAGATGTGGCAGCAGCTTGGGTTTCACCAAGTCGATCAGGTAGACCAGCATGGCGTTGAGGTCGAGGTCAGCGAGTGACTGGTCGAGCAGTTCGCACATAAGCGTGAAGCGCGCGTCGCCGGCCAGTGCCGGGGTTAGCGGGTCAGCCATCGGCAACCCCGGCGTCCGTCAGCCTGATCGCGGTGCAATGGGCCCATTCGTTACTTTCCAATTCCCGCAGCTTGAGCGGTTGTTTCACGTCCGCGCGGTACACGCCGGGCACTTGCAGCGCAGCGGTGAATTGTTCAGGGACAAGGTCGTGGCCCAGCAAGGCGCTGCATTCCCGTACGTATTCTTGGGCGACGGCTTTTGCGTTTGCCATAGCGGCTTTGCGGTCAGCGGCCGCGTAAAAGGTCAGATCTGCGCTTATTTCGTAGCGGACCTCTATCGGAGCGGCGGCGTTGACGGTGTCGCACAACGGGCGCAGTTTTTCGCCGCTGATTTGCTCTGTGATGTCTTCCAGCAGTTGCGACGTCGGCAGGCCATCGGCGGTCAGCGGATAGAGCGCGACGTGACCGTCGGGTTGGCCTTCGTCGGGGCCGTGGACGGCGACATCGATGATGGATTGGTGCACGGCCAGCGTGTGATAGCGGTACGCGGCGCGGCTGCCGGCGTTGCTGAAGGCCTCGGGCGCCAAGATGATGCGCTCGCGGTAGCGGTCGTCGTTTTCGTCTTCGGCACCGTTGGCCGTGGTGGTTATGTTGCTGGCCATGAGGCTTGGGTCTGGCGCGTTGATAAGCGCGCTGATCTGGCCGAGGGTCCAGCCGTTGCCTTGCTCTCCCAGCGTCTGGCACGTGGCGGTGACCGACACTTCGGTCTGATCGGCTGGCAGCGTTACGTCGCGGTCGGTGGTGAATACCACTTTGGCGTCTTGGGTGCTGATGCGTGTGCCTACCGGAATGAGTAACGCTTGAGCGGTTGCGGTGGGCAGACTGAAACGCACGGTGCACCGGGCGGCTTTGGCCAGCAGGCGCGGCGTGGCAACCAGCTCGCCCAGGTAATCGAGGATCGGGCCGCGAGCAAAGCGCACCAGCAGTTGTTCGCCGGCGTGTTGAATACTCATCTGCAAGCGGGACACGGCGTAGGCGATTTGATCGATGTACAGCCGTTCGATCTGCGCCGGATACAGGGTTTTGCCGGATGCTTTTTCGTAGCGGGCGATCAGATCCGCCTCCAGCGCGGCGGGGTCGATTTTGATGAATTCGGGTTTAGGCAACGCGCGCATACGGCACCTCGGTGAGCTGCTGGCGCTGGCCGGTGATGCGCCATTGCACGCGGGCCGTGATGTGGTGGACGCTGATCTGGATGTGGACTTGATCGACCGAGACGCGCGGCTCCCACTGGCGCACGGCGTCGAAGGCTTCGCGCACCAAGTGCGGCGTGACGCGGTCGGTGGGCCAGTCGAGGTACCGGTGGAGGTTGCTGCCGAACTCGGGACGGTGCGGGTCGCTGCCTTTGGGCGTGGTGAGGATGATGCGCAGGGATTGGTCGATGTCGCGCAGGCCTTCGACGATCTCGCCTGTTGTGCCGAGTGCGGGTTGCCAATGGGCTGCGGTGATATTGGTATAAGGATTAGGTGTGGTCATCAGCCCATGATGAGGGAGCTACTAGGCTGCCGCTTTTAATCACATTTAAAGATGGCGTTGGCCGTGCCGATGATGAGGCATGTCATAAAGCCAAAGAAGGTGCGATCAGTGTTTGGGATTTCAAAAAAAACGATGCTCCAACTGGTTCGAGAATTCTGGATTCCCTTTCTTGTTTCAGTGGCGTGGACGACGTTTGCCGTCTGGGGGCCTGACGTTACGGTCCAAAACATCATATCGAACTTCGGCTCATCGTTCTTTTTGGCCAGTTGGTTGACCGGACAAATTTTTAGAGTCCGAAAGCAAGCAGGTGTTGAGGCTAGCTTTGGTAGCGTGGAGAAGCGCTTGAACCACTTAATAGCTGACCTTGAAGCAAAAACACAAAATATGATCAGCCATATTACTGGCGGTGATAGCTACCTGCATTTCTTCCCAGTCGACTTTGTCGGCACCAAGATATTGTGGGTAGCTTTCCACAAAGGTGACTACTCATTACCGCAGGTAAAAATCAGCATCGCTGACGTTGAAATGCTGACAGACAGCTTCAAACCTGAAAGCGCGTCGTATTTGAAGACGTTTGAGTTAGGTGACGTCCATCAAGGCACGAGCCAGAGAGTCGCTGACAGCGAAATAGGTACCCGAGAAAGATTCAGCTTCAAAATCGTCACGCGTTCACGCAATGGAACTTATAAACAGGACACTCGATTTGTAAGAGTTGGCGGCGTGATACGCTTCGCCTTGCGCATCACCGGCCCTTCCGGGATTGTCCATGAGCAGGTTCAACGCGACTTTCCATTGAACGCAGAAGGGAAAGTTGACTGGGCTAGCCCACACGTTGAACAGGTTTACTATTTGTAGCTGTTCAAGTCGCGGAGCTCGGTGCGCATAACTGATACTCCACCTCTGACAAGGAAGAAAAAGATGTTCGAAGGCTTTGAAATGGGCACGTTGTGGAAAATGAAGAACGCTCCTGATTTCACGACTTACCGTGTAATCATGAATTCCATCGGCGCTGATGACGGCCCGGAGGTGGGGTTTGACAGGGATGATCAAATGGTTACCTACACCGTCACTTGGGCACGCGAAAACATGGAGCCAGTTATCTAATGACTATGGTGATTTGAGTTACCCTCCGCATCCATGACTGCACCGGTAGCCGTAATATTGCCTATGACCTGCAAGTCTCCTTTCAGTGTGGCTTGCAGGACGTCCAATGACAGAGAAGGTGCTTTTATCAAAACCGATTGACCCGCCTCAATCGTTATATTCCACGCGCATTTCAGTACAACGCCCCCCATACAGTCCATTCTCATCACCCCCGCCGCCCGGTCATACGCCACCACCGTCCCATCGCTATAGCGCACAAACTCCGTGTCCTCATCCACCACCGGTGGTGGCTCCGCTGTCGAATAAATCCCGCCCAAACAAACCCCGCCCACGCCATCCGCGTCCAGCAGCACCGCCACCTGTTCGCCGATCTCAGGCATCAGTGGTCGGCGTTGGGTGCCTTGGGTGTTGCGTTGGGGGATGTTGAGCCAATAAGTCTGGACGCCGTCACGGTCGTCGAGGCGTACGCGCAAGCGGCAGGTTTGGTGGTCCAGGGCGGTGACTTCGCCGTATTCGAGTTGGGTGGGCATGGGAGGCTTTGCCTTTGGTGAGTCGTTAATGGTTTGAGATGCGGGCGACCTGTTGGGTCGTGGTGTAGCCGGATTGGCGGGTGATGCGGTGGGTGGATGAGGTGATGAGGTAGCGGCCGTTGAGTTGGCCGGTGGTGAGGAGTCGAATGACGTTGCCGCTGGTGAGGTGCGGTTGGCCCTGGGTGGTCCATTGGCCGGTGGTGCGTTGGCGGTTGGCTTGGGCGAGTTCGGCTTTCGCTTTGGCCTGGGCCTGTTCGGTGGAATTGCTGCGCTGGCGGCTTTTATGGGTGTCGGCACTGGTGGTGGTTTGGCTGGCGCTGCTGGGGGCGGCGACGGTTTGGTTGTTGACCAGCGTGTAGGTGATGAGCTGTTTTTTGGCCGGGTCTTTGTGTTTGATTTCGATGGCCTTGGGCACCGTTTTGATTTGGTCGCGCAGGTTGATATTGGCCAGGTCTGTAAGGCGATGCGTGGCGACCGGGGCGGCCTGCGCCAATCGTTGAATGGCGTGAAAGACCAGTTGCCGGCCGGTGATTTTGAAGGCGTAGTCGTAGGTTGCAGCGAGGTTGCGCAGGAACGTCAGGTCGGTGTCTTGCTGGGTCAGGCGGTCGAGTGGAATGGGCTCGATGTGACCGACCAGGGTGAGGCCTTGGCGAGTGGCGACCTGTTGAGCGATGGCGGCCAGGGTGAGGTCTTCGTAGGCGCGGTGTTCGACGGTGCGCAACGGGCCGTTGATGCCGGTGGCCAAGGCATGAATGGTGATGGTCGAGGGTGGGCCGTTGAGTTCGACCTCGTCAATTTCCAGCCGGCCGAGGGTCCGCAATGGTGCGCCTTGCCAGCCGATCGCCAAGGTCAGCGTATCGCCGTGGCCAGGGTACCAGGCATCGCGCCAGCGGCCTTGAGTGTCTTCGAGCTCGACTTCCAGGCTGTCGGCGTTGCCGGTCAGGTGGTCGGTGTAGGTCAGTGACAGCAAATGCTGGCTGACATCGCGGGTGATGTTGCGCTGCTGGTAAGTCAGCACAAAGCGCGCCTGCAAAACGTGTTGCGGGTTTAGCGCATCCATGGCGGGACGTCCTGAGCGGTGGGCAATGCTTCGAGTAGTGGAATGGCCAAGGTCAGGCCTGAAGGCAATGTGGCGCTGAGCGGGACGTTCGGGTTGGCTTCGACGATTGGAAAGTAGCGGTGAGCGTCGCCGTAATAACGCCAGGCCAACTGATCCCAGCGCTCGCCTTCGGTGGTCAGGTGCAAGATGAACATCAACGCCTCCGGGTCAGAATGTCGGCGGCCAGCCCGGCCAAGCGATCGCTGGCGCCGTCCAGTACCGTGACGGCTTCATCGAGGGATGCTTGTGATGCGCCGAAGCGATTGATGATGCTGGCAAGGTCGACTGGATTCAGGCAATCGCGGGCACCCATGACACTGCCCAGCACGTCTGCGCCCAACCGGGACAGGTCAGCGCCGTCACGCAGCAACCCGGCAGCGCTGGCAAGACCTTGCAGCGGCTCGATGGCTTGCGCAGTGACGCCAAGCAACTGCGGGACCTGAGCGAGAATGTCCTCGGGGTCGCCGTCCTCGGCCCACTGATAGAAGATCTGAGCTTGGTGCAACACATTGCCGGCGGTTTTGGCGTGGCGAATGACGTTCTGTGCCGTGCTGGGTGCCGCCGCCTGGCGCGAGATGACGCCGGGTGAATCCATGGCCGGCGCGGTGTCGCGGGCTGTGGGATCGAGCAAACCGGGCGTATGAGCCTTGCGAAAAAACGCGCCGGTGTACTCGCGCAGGCTGATCTGCAACGTGGCGGCCAGCAACTGCCCAGTGGCCGAGGTGCGGCGGATGACGTTGCTCAAATGGGTGATGACGTACGGGCCCAGGTATTCACCGCTGCCCATCACCCACGCCAACGGCTGGTGCTGAGTTTTGGCCATCCGCAGCGCGCGCAAGCGCTGCTCCGGGTCGCCCAATACCGGGTGCAACTCGAGCGTCAATTGGCACTCATCGAGCCCTTCGCCGACCCACTCCAGCAACGGTTTGCCCTGCATGCGCGGGTGCTCGGCCCAGTCGGCGGCGCCGCTGTGTTCAATGGCACTGACGCCGCCGGCCACGGTGAATTCGATGTCGCCGAGAATGGCAAACATCAGAATCCACCCTGGGCTGACGGCCCGTAACTACGACGACGAGCATCGTGAAGGTAGCGCTCCATCATGCGCGTCCACTCACCGTAAGCGGCTTGCAGCCCGTGGTTGATAGCTTCAGGCCCGGCGCCAGCGGGCACGTTGATCTGCGGCGAAAAATGGAAGGTCATGCTGGTCGCCGCGCTGGTGGCCGAAGCGCTGTCGCCACCCATACGGCTGGCCCTGGACACCTGCTGAAGGTCCGGCGGCGCCATGTCGACGCGGCTCTGCTCGGCCATGCCCAGCGCGGCCTGCTTGACCAGCCCCGCATGGGCAGCAATGCCCAGCGCCGCGCCTTGGCTGATGTTGGCACCGTAACCGATGAACACGCGGCTGGGCGACTCGATGCCCAGGGTTTCAGTGAACCAGCCTTTGATGGCCGAGCCGATGCCGACCACGCTGTCTTTCACCGCGCCGAGACTGTTACGCAGGCCATCGACCAAGCCGCTGATGAGCATGCCACCGAACTCCGTGAACGTGCCCGGCAACTCGACGCCCAAGTAATTCATCACCCCGGCAAACGCACGGTAGATCAAACCCAACGGCGAGAAGTTGACCAGCAGCGCCAAGATGCCCGTCAGCCCGCCGTCAAAACCGGTTTTGACCTCCGCCCACAGCCCGGTGAAAAACGCTTTGATCGGCAGCCAGTGTCGGTAAATCAAATACGCCGCCATCGCGATCCCGGTGATCAACAGACCGATAGGGTTCATCATCAAGGCTCGGCCCAGCCAGAGAACGGCTTGGCCTGCCAGCTTCAGGCCAAACAGCAACGTACCGCCCAACACCTTGCCCAACAACAAGGCACCGTGCGCCATCAGCTTGAGCGGGCTGGTCAGCGCCATGAGCAGGCCGCGCGTGAATAGCCCGGCGTACCTTCCCACTGCTAGCAGGCCCGTACCCAGTCGCTTGAGCCCCGACATCAACGGCGCAAATCTGCCCATTTGCCACGCACTGCGCAGCAAGGTGAAACGCGCCGACAGCGCCGTCACTGTCGTGGACATGGCCACCAACGGCGCGACGACCAGATTGGCGCCATACGCGAGGCCGATAAACGCCAACTTGCCGAGCAGCAGACCGCCGACCAAACCGACAACGCCTTTGATCAACGCCGGGTGCTCACCGGCCCATGCCGAAAACCCCCGCATCAGCGGCACCAGCGCTTGGCTGATCTCGACGATCGCTGGCAGCAACGCGTTGCCGACAGAAATACCGATGTCGGCTAGGTTGATGCGCAGGGCTTTCAATTGCTCCTTGGTACTGCCCATCCGTTTGATCCAGTCGTCATCAAGCACGCCCTGGTCGGCGGCGTTGCGGCTGCCTTGCTCGATGCCGGCCATGTCGTGCTGATTGGCCAGCGCCGGGCGGATGAACGACAAGACCTGCTGGTCGGCAAACAGCTCACCTAACTTGTAGGCCTGATCCAAGCGCGCCAGCGCCGTTTGCCGGTCCTGCTGGTCGTTGATGGCCAGTGCCTTGCCGTACTGCGCGGCGGCGTCGGGGGCGTCTTTGCCCAAATGCTGGGTGAGGATGCTGAGCATGGCTTGCGCTGGCGACAAACCTTCGCTGACCAGATTGTGCAGGCTGCCTTTGAGGTCGATGCCGGCCTTCTCGAACGCCTTGAGGGTGTCGGGTGCCGTGAGCTTGGAGAGGAAGTTTTTGAAGTTGTTGGCGGCTTCGTCATTGCTGCCGGCACCGCGACGGGCGATCTGCAGTGATGCGCCGATCTGCGCTGCGGCGCGCTCGCCGGTGATGCCGAGGGCGGCGAACTGCGGCGTTAATTGCGGCAGCCACTTGGCCATGTCGGCCAGCTCGAATTGCCCGCTTTTACCGGCAAAGGCCAACATGTTCATCGAGCGCTCAAAGCCTGCCGCGCCGATGTTCAGGTTGTCGTTCAGGGCGATGGCCACCGCGCCGAGGTGCTCCATGCTGGCACGTGTTGCGGTGGCGGTTTTGGCCAGGACCGGGGCGTAGTCCGTGAGCGCCTGGAGGTTATCGATGCCGCCGGCGACCAACACGGCGGTACCATTGGCGACGTCGGTTTGGGTCTGATTCCAGGCCAGCGCGGCGCCGCGCATGGCCATGCTCAAGCGTTGCTCTTGCGCCGGGTCGAAACCGCCGCCAATGGCGATGTCACGGGTCTGGTCCTGAAAATTAATGGCGGTTTTTATCGACTGTACGATGGGCGCGCCCAATGCCGCGCCGGTGCCAATCGTCTCCATGGCTTGGCCGCGCAACTGGCTGCGCTGACTTCTGAGCGCATGACCGCACGCCAAACTGGCGTCGAGCTGCTGTTGTTTTAGATGCAGTTGATCAAGGGTATGGCCGACCGCGTCGTACTGGCGACGCAACTGGCCGATGCCGGCGCCGCCACGGGCCAATGACGCCGCCAACTCGTGGCCCAGCTGTTGTTGCTTGAGCGTGAGCCCATCGACGGCGCGGCCCAAGTGGCGCACGGTAGATTGCGCCGACCCAAACGCAGCGTTGAGGCTGCCGGAGACGACGGCGCCGATTTTTAGACCGATGAGGACTTCGTTGGCCATCGTTGCTACGCTTTGGTCATGTTTGAAAAAACCGCGTTACGCACTGCCCACACCCTCTATGCACTGGCCATTGGCGCCGGTGTGATCGGCCTTGCCTGGGTGTGCTTGGTGCATTTGCCGTGGTGGGCGGCGATGGCGGCGTTCTGTGTGGGCTTGCCCTTGCTGGCCATGGTCGCCGCCCCCTTGGCGGCGGGCGGTGCGCTGGTGGCGGGCGTGGCAGTCGGTTTGCTGGCAGTGGTCAGCGGCGCGCTGGCTCGGCGTGTTCGAGCCGGCGATTGATCTCGCGCTGACAGACCTCGACCCATCGCCAGTACTCGACCATGTCGAGCCGTTCGATCTCAGACGGCGGCAACCTCAGCACCAGCAGCAGCGCTTCGTCCCAGGACTGGAGCAAGGTTTCGGCCGGCTGCCATTTCCCGCAACACCTCGGTGGCGAGCGTTGAGTCGGCAATGTCGAACTCACCCAGATCTTCAAGGGTGATGCCCAACAGCTTGGCGACCAGCAGGTCTTCCATGGCGCCTTCGTCTTTGGTCACCACTTGCGCGGCGCTGATGTCTTTGCGCTTGAGGCGTCTGATAGGCAGTGCCGACAGGAGCTCGCCGCTGGCGCTGGTGAAGGGGAATTTGAGGGTGAAGGTGTGGGTGTCGGTCATCGTCATGGCTCCGGGTTCAATACGGGTCTATCCGTGAAGACGTGATGATGAAGCGGTTTTATGTGACTGCCTTTTAATCCGATTTAAAGAGCCCGTGATGAGCGGAAAATTGACTATGATCACCCAGCCAAGGCGCAACTCTGCGCCCAAAAGGAGAAGGCAGTGAGCGTTGATAACAAAGCAGAATTTAATGTGCTGGTGGGTAAGATTCTAAGGATGTTGGTAGATGCGTGCCCTGCGCAAGTCAGACTGAATGCTGGAGTCTTCGGTCTCGAATCTGGCTCGTATGCCAGCGGCTTTTACGAACCATCATCACAGGAGCAATTTCTAACCGAGACGCTGCAATGGTTAGTCGCCGAGGGTTATATCCGAGTTGAGTCCAACAGCGATTATTACGTTGCGACGTTCCAAACCTTAAAACTTTACGGCTCCGTTCCTAACGCGCTCACCAACTAAGGAAAGCAGTCAGTCGCCAGACTGACTGCTTTTGCGTTCGCATTGGCTCTAGGACGTGGGCACAACGTTATCCAACGCTTTGTTCACGGCCAACTCCCCCAACATCACTACCTGCGCAATGCCCAACAAAGTATTGCGCCGTGAGCCTTCCAGCATCCCGGCGAAATCACCGAGCATCACCGTGGCCGAGGCCAGGGATTCGCAAGCGTTGACCAGCAAGGATTCGGTGTCGGATTCCGGATTGACCATAAACAACGTGTTGGGACTGTAGGGCGTAGCGTTGATCTTGGCCGGCGCGAGGTAATGGTCGAGCGCGCGCTCGGCGGCGTCGTGAAGTTTTTTTGAATGGAAGGATTCATAAGGCGATACCGATTCGGTGACCGGCGGATGGGGCGGTGTCTGTGACATCAGCTGAAACTCCGATGAGAGTCGCTTGAGCGTCTGGATAAGAGGATGCCGCGCCACGGCTGTGGCGCGTCCGCTGGCAGTGAGGGAGCACGCCCCCTCATGCCTGGGTTGCCGGCTAGTTCGACACGCGTCGGCTGTCGAGCACGCGATTGACGATCAGCTCACTCAACATGATCACCTGCTGCAACATCAGCAGTGATCGACGCTGTGGGTGGTCAATCACGCCGCCGATTTCGCGGGCCATGTCGTTGGCGGCTGCCAGCGATTCACAGGCTTCGACGAGCAACGTTTCCTCGTCAACAGTGGGGTCGATGAGAAAGATCCTGCCTGGCTGACGCTTGGGGATCGTGGTCTTGAGCGTCTGAGGGTCGAGGTAAAAGTTGATGGCGCGAGCGGCCGCATCTTTTATCCGCTGAGGTTCGAGCGCGGGGTCGTACGGAATTGAATCGTCTGCTGGCGGGTTTGGCGTTACTTTGAACATAGATGAATCTCGTATCGAAGTAGATAAGGAGCCATCACCCACGCTACCAAACGATGGGTGGCGGCCATGCGCGGGTTGGTAGACCGGTCGATACGCAACCCGGCGCTCACGAATGAGCCCCACGCATGCCCACCATATAAAGCTCAGCCACAAATATGAGGCTGAATAAGGTGGCGCCTTACGGCGATATCGGAGCGGGCTACCAAACCCGATCACTGTTTAGCAGTGACAGGGAAACGATATAGCCCAACCGATAGCCGTGTAAGCCGGCGGATTCTGAAGTACCCGTAGGCAGCGGCGCAAGGCGTTGTAGGCTTTTTGGAGTAACAGTTGGTGTAATTTAAACGTGATTGCCAAATCGCGTTTATGCCCTGCACGCGCCTGATTGATCTCACCTTTTAGGATGTAGCAGATTCCAGATCTTGCGGCTGTCGCGTCGCGTTGTTGCAGGGGCGTATGAACGCAGGAGATGAGCAAAAAAGTTCGCCGTTCGGCCAAGAAAACGGGAGCTGAATGTCCGCGGGGGGCCTTGATGAGTTGGCCGTTTGATGACCGATTATGAAAGGCGGCAGCTGCGCGCAGGTTAGTAGGCCGGCAGGAATTAGGGAGACCGGCGCGCCCGAAAGCGCCCTGCGCACAGCCACCAAACACGGAAGTGACCGAAAAGAGACGACTGCAAACCAACGATCAAACCTCGGACCTGCTCAATCCAGAGGCTTTCACACCAGCCCGCAATCGCCATAAAGGTCAGGCAGGGACAACCTGTTCAATCAGGAGGTTGAATCTTGACGCTACAGGTCGCCCTGCCTGGTCACATGGGCGGTGACGGGGCATACGATACCGTTGAGCTGACAGATACGCTGCCGGGGGATTCGGCCTTTTCTGTAGGCAATTGCACCGCAGACAGTAGCCTTGTGACGTTGCGTAGCCACACCAAGGAATATGGCGCACAACCACAGCCGAAACCGCTTGCCAAGTTTTAGGTTGGCCTTCGCCATCGCGGCGGTTAGTCTGGCTGGACAGCTGCCGTCTATTATCTGAATAGGGACATTCGGCGCTCCCCCAGAATTATTATGAGCAAGACAAAGGAAACTCTCAGATGGATGAAGAAATCACCCTTGAGCATGATGGAGTCACTTACACCGCTTCCTACACTGTGCTTGGGGATACGTTGACGGTCTATTTACCGAATGGTGAAGAACGGTCGACAGAGTTGAGGGGCTTACCGGTTGAGTCGGCTGCGATGGTGCATCTGAAAAGTTATGCACGCTCACTTACGTCTAAAATCAGCTGACTAGTTTCAAATCATCGAAGAGCAATAACTTTTCCCAAGTCATGCATCGGTGTATCAAGCAGGCTATTTTGGAGCCACGGATTATGAAGGGGCCGCTTTGAATAAAACTCGAACGCCTGATGACACTCCGCCTTCGACCGCTAATGCAGAAGCTGAAATTCTCCAGGTTCTGCGAGACGCAAAGATACTCGCACGACGCTTTTACCAGCTTACCGGCAAGCCGTTAGGGGTCACTGGTGAAGTTGCTGAATATGAAGCAGCGACGAAACTAGGTCTGACCTTGCATTGCGCCAGACAGGCCGGTTATGACGCAACTGAAATTCAAGGTGAACATTTAAGCAGAATTCAAATTAAAGGACGCTGCATCGCCGACCCGGCGAGGCTTGCCGGTAGGTTGGGCTCCATCGATTTGACGAAGCCTTTCGACGCGGTCTTGTTAGTACTCCTTGATTCTGAATTCAATGCCTATGCTATGTATCAAGCTGATCGTGACGTGGTAGTTTCTGCACTGACGAAGCCTGGATCTGTAGCGAGGAACGTGCGAGGCGCACTAGCCCTTAGACAATTTATTAGCATCAGTGCGCTACGATGGCATCGAGAGTAGTGGCTTTGGACACTGGAACTCACTGTGGGCCTAAGCTTAGCCCGCCCTTAGGATTTGCGGAGATTGGGTCACACATAAACGGGTAAGGGCGAATTATGTGCTGGCCATTGATATCTACATATTCAATGAGCAAGCGGCAGTTATCGGCAAATCCGTAAATTTCTTTGAGCGGTATACTTCGCTGGTGCTCGACCGGCTTTGGAATAATATACCCAGTGGCTAAACCTCTGTAAGTATGACTTGGTTCCAACAGCTTGCCATCCAAATCGCTTTTCATAAGGTAGCTTGCTGAGTAACCTTCAGTTGTCAGGCCCTCGATTTTTACATTAGATAGAGTTGCAGCGCGGGAGCCCTCATTTGTAACCATAAACGCGACTTCACGGTTACTACCGTCAATGATCACGGACTGAATGATGGCAGTCTTTGGATCTGTAATCTTTTTTATGACCTCGGAAGAAAATATTGATGCAACCGTGAGGATCACGGTGAGCATAATCAAGGGGATTTTGATAAGGCGGCGCCAACCTTGCAGCACGGTGCAATGATGGCATCGCGTAGCGTTGATTTTTATCGATTCTTTGCACTCATCACATTGCTTCATCAGGTTCACTTTATGTTGATCCCAGATTGTAAAATATTACTCTTCAATCCATATAATCGAAGCTATTGGGGCGTTTACCCCATGGAGTGTAATAGTGATCCCCGTCCCAATAGCTAACACGCCCGCTTTCATCAACACTTCGCTTTGCACGAACCACCCC